ATCCAGCGTTACTACCCCGACTGGCGTCGTCTCCTGAATGAGGCACAGCGTCACTGTGCTGGCGGGTCTCTGGATGCTGCTGTGCTGTGTGACATTGCTGATGTCAACATTGAAGAATTGATTCGTGCAATGAAGAATAAAGAGTTTACTACCGTGCGTAAGTGGGTGGTGAATAACATGGACAGCGACCCTAATATCATCATGCGTAAAGTGTATGATAATCTGGTCAACTATATTGAGGGGTCTACTATTCCTCCTGCTGTCCTGGTGCTTGCTAAGTATCAGTATCAAGTTGCTTTTGTTGCTGACCAGGAAATCAATCTCCTGGCATGTCTTACTGAGTTGATGGTGGAGTGTAAATTCAAATGAGAAATCCTTACAAACTAATTCTTTCTAATGCTAAAGGTGCTCAAAACGGGTGGAATAAAAAACATCAAAAAGTGGGTATCAACCGTAGAGTAAAGGAATTTACTATTACTTGGGAAGATGTTGAAAGAGTATTTCTGCAACAAAATGGAAAAAGTAAGTGGTTGGGTATTCCTATTGATGCGAATGATGTGTTTAGGAAACATTATCCATTAGCTCCAAGTTTAGATCGTTTGGATAATGATAAAGACTATACTCCAGATAATATTTGTATTAGCACACGATTTGAAAACTATGGATTCAATAAGTGTGATGAAGACATAAAAAAAGAATGTGTTAAAAAAATTGTGGAGTGTAAATTCAAATGAAATCTCTCAAGACCCCCTTGCGTTACCCAGGCGGCAAGTCTCGCGCCTGTGTGAAACTGGCACAGTATCTGCCAGACATGAAACAATATACAGAGTTTCGTGAGCCATTCCTTGGCGGCGGTAGTGTCGCACTATACATGACCAAGCAGTATCCCCACCTAGACATCTGGGTGAATGATTTGTATGGTCCTCTCTATAACTTCTGGAAAGAGTTGCAGCACAATGGTCAGGCAATTGCTGAGCAACTGAGACAGTATAAGATTGATAACCCAACTCCTGACACCGCTAAGAATCTTTTTCTAGAGTCAAAGGAGATTGTCAATGAAGATTCCGTTTCCAATTTACTTCGTGCTTGTGCTTTCTACGTTATTAACAAGTGCTCTTTTTCTGGTCTCACTGAGTCCTCATCATTCTCAAAGCAAGCGTCAGACAGCAATTTCTCGATGCGTGGAATTGATAGACTACCTGAATACTCAGGACTGATTGAAAACTGGAAAATTACTAACTTGTCTTATGAATACCTCCTTAGCGATAACAAGCAGACATTCACTTACCTCGACCCCCCTTATGAGATTGGAAGTAATCTCTACGGAAAGCGAGGCAATATGCATTCCCAATTCAACCACGACCATTTTGCTATCAAGTGTGACCGCTTTGTTGGTCCTCAACTTATATCTTATAATTCGTCTCAACTCATTCGTGAGAGGTTTAAAGACTGGCAAGCAGCAGAATTCTCGCACACCTACACCATGAGGTCTGTAGGTGACTACATGAAAGACCAGCATGAAAGAAAAGAATTAGTATTGTTTAATTATGACCGCACCAACTCTCTCACAGATTCTCTATTCAATCAATCAGTCAAAGAAGCATCTGTATGAAGAGGAGGATGCTAAGTCATACCCACCTTTCATTGTAAACAAGTGCCTGTCTGGTTTTCTGGACACTGTGCTGTATGCAAATGAAATGAATATGCACCCTCATCTAGACAAGAAGATTCAATATGACTTTTTTATAAATAGTATCACGCCAAGGAAGAGATTCTCTCCTTGGGAGAAGAAGTCTTCAATTGATTGTCTTGATGCAGTCAAAGAATATTATGGGTATAGCACCGATAAAGCTTTGCAAGCGTTGAGGATTTTAAATAATGAGCAACTTGAAGAGATTAAACGCTTAGTAAATAAAGGTGGTAGACGATGACAACTGACGTAGAAGTTAAGTGGAATCAAACTGATATGATTGAAGTGACTCTCAATGAGCCTGATGATTTTCTGAAGGTTAGAGAGACTCTTACTCGCATCGGTGTGGCATCTAGAAAGGAAAAGATTATCTATCAATCCTGCCATATTCTGCATAAACAAGGCAAATATTATATTGTCCATTTCAAAGAGTTGTTTGCTTTGGATGGAAAGAAGACAAATCTATCGTTGAATGATATTCAACGTAGAAACAGAATTGTCCAGCTACTCTCTGATTGGGGATTGATTACGGTATCTAAACCAGAATCAATTGCAGACGTTGCTCCCCTCAACCAGATTAAAGTCCTTGCTTTTAAGGAGAAGGATGAGTGGACTCTTGAAAGTAAATACAACATTGGTCGCAAGAAAGTAGAGGCAACCGAATGACTTAGTGGGGGTAACTACACCCCCCTTTTTTATGCCTACGAATAAATATTTGTATGGATGCCTTCGGGGTCCTTTCTATAACTCGCTTTTTTAAGGAGAAAGAAAATGCAAAAATACACTTGGGACATTTATGCTCCCTTCGGAGTTGGTTTGGATGATGTATTTCATCGACTAGATTCGATGACTGGACACAACACAAACTACCCACCCTATAATATCATCAAGCATGATAGCAGTAACTACGAAATTGAAATCGCTCTTGCAGGATTTAAAGCAGAGGAGATTGAAGTCACTACAGAATCTAACATTCTCAGAATTGCCAGCAGACATCAGAAAGGAAATCCTGATGTCAGCTATGTCCACAAAGGATTATCGAAACGCTCTTTTAACAATTCCTGGCAACTAGCAGATGATGTAAGAGTAACCGATGTGCAATATGTAGATGGATTACTATCTGTTTCGCTGGAGAAAATTATCCCAGAGCACCAAAAGAAAGTTACATACACTATCGGTGAATCGAAAACTTCAGACCCACAATTTCTAACAGAGGATAGAATTTCAAACTTTCCTGGAGAGAATAAATAAATCGTATCGTCGCCGCAGGGACGGGGTTGGTCACAGTCAACCCACGTCCCCCTTTTTTTAATCATGTTTTTTAATAAGAAAATGACACCAACATTTATTGAAGTTTATGATAATGCGTTGCCAAAAAGTAAGTGTGAAAAAATAATTAAAGAGTTTGATAAGTCTGGATATAGACAAATGGAAGGATGCCTTTTTAGAGAGGGTAAAATTATACTTGCTCCTGAGGCAAAAAAATCTACAGATATTGAGTATTCTTTTAGTGATGATGAATACGTCCCGAAAGCTTTATACTCCGCGTTGTGTGATGGGTTAAACAAATACAGAAAAAAACATGATGCATTGACAACCCGTGTAACTAGTTGGAGAATTTCCGAGCGTTTCAATGTGCAAAAATACAATCCAGGTGAAGGATATGTTGAGCCCCATTGTGAAAATGGTGGTGGTAGTGACCTCAAAAGAAATCTTGTTTGGATGTTTTATTTGAATACGGTTACAGACAAAGGAGGCACAAAATTCCCTCAATACGATTTGGTAACAGATGCGGTTGAAGGTAGACTGGTTATTTGGCCAGCATATTTTACTCACGTACATCATGGTATTCCGAGTCCATCACAAACTAAATACATCGCTACGGGTTGGACAACTTATGTTTAATCTGCTATAATTAAAATACAATTGAGGTTATTATGGTCCCAAAAATTTTAGTGTTTAAGTCTGGAGAGCGTGTTATTGCTGGCGCTTCTGAGATGACCGACAAGACCACAGGTAAAGGTATTTGTCTGGTTATCAAGTGCCCGTATATTCTTTCTCTTAATCCTAAACCAGATGATGAGACTGAGTATTCTGTAAACTTTAGCAAGTGGAATCCTTTCACTCCAGACAATACTTTCAATGTCCCATATGATGCTGTAGTTTGCCTCAGTGATGTAGAGCAAGGCATCCTTGATGTTTACATGGAAAGGTTTGCACAAGAACTTTATTATGAAGAGGAGGGAGATGATGCAGAATCTGAAACTGCTTCTACTGAAGAGTGATACATATCTAGTCGCACAGGTTGAAGAGATTGTTGCTGACTATGGTATGCCAAACTGCAAACTAATCCAACCTTTCCAAGTGAATGGCATTTATGACCCATCTACTGGAAAGGTTGACCTTCAACCATGAGAATGGCACAGACGTGCAATACAGGGAGGACTTTAAGCCCTCCCTTTTTGTTTCTTCAAACAAAGAAGTAACAGATTACAAGAGTCTCGACGGTCGTCCCTTGCGTCGTGTTATGCCAGGCAGTATTGCTGACTGCCGAAACTTCGTGCAACAGTATGCTGACATTGATGAATTTGAGATTCATGGAAATACTAGATACTTATACCAGTACATCAACGAGAAGTATCCTGGAGATGAAATCAAATTCGACAGCTCTCTCATTCGTGTCTTCACGATTGATATCGAGACGGCAGCAGAGAATGGGTTTCCTGACATCCAATCCGCTGACCAAGAGATTCTGCTTATTTCTTTGCGCGATTCTTTTACCAATCGTATCACTGTGTGGGGAAGTAAAGCTTTCCCGAATGAAGACCGCCAGGTTGATTACATCCATTGTGACGATGAGACGAAACTACTCCACTCGTTTTTGGGGTGGTGGCAAGAAAATTTTCCCGATGTAATCACAGGATGGAATGTCCAACTATTCGATATTCCATACATCTGCCGCCGCATGAATCGTATGCTTGGTGACAAATACACCAAGATGC